TGGTTGATAGAAGTTATGGAACACAAGGAACACTTGAGGACTTTTTTAATTAAGCCCTTGACTCTACTAACGAATCATGTTAATATATAAGGACTATAGTATATTGGGTATGAAGATATACTACAAACATTGCAACAAACTTAGGAGTATAACCATGCAATTACAATTTGACATTAATAGAAGCTTAAAAGCAAACCCACCGCAATATGGTGTAGGAGTACAATTTATTGAGAGAAAGATAGGTAAACTCTCAACAATAAGAACAACAGATAGTAAAGGTAACTCTTTACAACCAAGAGAAAAGAATATTGAAAGTGAACAAAGAAATACAAAACACTCTTTTGAAGTGAATGGTGTTATGTATGGTAAAAATGTTATGGTCACAGAATTGTGTAACGATAATATTGAGGAACTAATTTCTGGATATGGTAGAATGTATACATTTGGTGAGATGGGTGTAGACACTTATTTTTGGGATTTAGTAAAATTTGATAGCCCATATTGGAAAGCAATATGGAAAAGAAAATTAAATGCAGGTAAAGACCATATTGCTCAGGGAACACCAAATACAAAAGGTACTTATATTAAGGGTTTAGTTGAACTAAAAAATGCAGATTCTTTTAATCATAGAGATGATAATGAAATCAGAAATGCATTATTTGAAATGTCTGATGGACAATTAAATGAAAAACAGATAGAAGAACTTCTAAAAAAGTTTAGAAAATCAAACAGTAAATATATTGGTATTAATGCTTATGATAAACCTGATGCAAACAAAGCAGCATCAAAGTTAGGATTACCAACCTCTGGTTATGTTAAAGATATTAGTTTAGATGCTTTTGACACAGTTGGTTTTGTTTATAAATCTGGTGATCAACAAAAAGAAATAATAAGTTGGGCAAAACATTACGATAATTATGGCCAGAAGATTAAAATTACTGGTTATATTGAACATACAGATTTGGATGAAGAAGTTATTAAAAGGGCAAGAATAATTTTTCTGAAAAAACTAGATAAAACTATTGAAACTATGAAAACATATCTTGATACTAATTGGCATGACATTATTGAATTTCAAGGTTTCCTTGCACAGATTACCACACCAGACCCAAAACAAGGTGGTAAACCAAAAGAGCGTGGACTTGTTGATGTTAGTGGTAATATTATTAAAGAATGATTGACAAACTACTAGAGAATGAAATCAGTAAAGTATCTGATTCTGACAAATGTGCAGTGTTACTGAGTGGGGGTGTAGACTCCATCTCAGTAGCATTTGCTGCACAAAGACTTGGTAAAACAATACACGCATATAGTTTCTGTTTAGATACACATGAGTCATATGACTACATGAAGGCTAAAGAGATTGCTGAAATATGTAAGTGGGAATTTACAGGCATCAAAGTTCCAACTAACAATCTAGTTGAAGATTTCCATAGACTAGTAAAATTAGATTGTAAAAAGAAAACACACTTTGAGTGTGTGTATCCATTTTTATATGTATATCCAGCTATTGAAGAAACAGAAGTAATATCTGGCTGGGCTGCTGATGGCTATTATGGTCTCAGCCGTAAGGCAATGATGCATTATCGACAAACACAAGAATTGTTTGACAAGTTTAGAGATAACTACTTTAGGCCTGATATGTGTGCTGGTTACAACTGGCATAAAAAAGTTGCAGATATGCATAACAAAAAGTTTATAACACCATACTTAACCGATAGTGTCAAGAATTTTTTCTATAGTAAAAGTTGGGAAGAGCTAAATATTCCTACTCAAAAACATCATGTGAGAAATGCATTTAATGAATTTAAATTGATAGGAAATGTAAAAAAACACTTGAACTTACAGACAAATTGTGGTATAATAGAATTATTTGAAACACTATTAGAGGACAAGCAAATAAATTTTAAGAATAGAAAAAGAATTATGGACATATGTAGAGATTGGAGCGTGCTAAATAGTACGAATACTTTAGAGGAGTTTTTTATATGAAATATGTACCTTATAAATTACAAGATGTAAAAGATGCATCAGCACAAAATAAATTTACTGTGATATCAACATTCGCTGGTGGGGGTGGTAGTTCAACTGGTTATCGTCTAGCTGGTGGTAAAGTTCTTTGTATAAATGAGTTCGTAGAAGAAGCAGTTAAAACATATGGAGAAAACTATCCAGAAACACATATACTGCCAGGCGACATTAAAGAACTAAATGGTAAACATTTTCTTGACGCTAGTGGCTTGGAAGTTGGTGAGGTTGATATACTAGATGGTTCACCACCATGTTCTGCATTTAGTGTTTCTGGTAAGTTATCACATAACTCAATCGAGGAAGAACGTATAGACTTATATGGTAATGTTACAATAGAGAAAGTAAGTGGTACACACTCTGATGGTTGGGGCCAAACTAAAAACTACTCTGATGGTAAGATGGTAGAAAACATTGAAGACCTATTCTTTGAGTTCTTGCGTATTGCAGATGAAATTAAACCTAAAGTAATTATTGCAGAAAATGTTCGTGGTTTGACCATAGGTGGTGCAAAAGAATACTACAATAAAATTACAAACAAGTTTGGCGAAATTGGTTATGATGTATGTTCAAAGGTTTTAGACTCAAGATACTTCGGTGTATCACAAACTCGCACAAGAGTTATATTTATTGCAGTTCGTAGTGACATAGCTGAAAAGGTTGGATTAAACTTTATGACAATAGGTAATTTATTTCCAGAGGAATCTAGAAGTATTATTCCAGTAAAAGATGTAATGGTAGGTTTGCAGTATGATAAGGATGAAGTTGATTATCTTACTGAGAAGTTTACTAATACTGCATATTGGAAACAGACAGGCAGTATGATGCCAGTAGATCCCGAAAAGGTTCTTACTGGTGGAGATTATCATCCAAAAGGTCATCACTTTAATCTAAAAAGATTATCACAGTATGCACCAGCTCCTACAATTACGGCAATGGGTAGTGCAGATACAACTGCTGGTGCGTTTCATTGGAAAGAACCAAGGAAGTTAACACTAGGTGAATTGAAAAGAATTATGTCTCTACCAGATGATTTCAAACTTACAGGTAAGTGGAATCAAAAAGCAGAACGGATTGGTAGAATGGTGCCTCCTTTGATGATGAAGGCGATTGCATCTTCCGTTTATGATAAAGTAATTAAATTATATAAGGATATTGATAATGGCTGATTTTACATTTGCACATAGAGAAGAAGGTTTTGATGAACATATTGAAAAAAGTATTCGTGGATATGGACATCTCTTAGAAGATGTTATTTCATTTTCACGTTATTTTGTTGAAGATGAAACTAACGTATATGACCTTGGTTGTTCTACTGGAAAGATGACACAACGATTAATCGAAGCCAACTATGACCATTGCACTGATGCAAGTTGGTATGGTATTGAGATTGCAGATGGGTTTCAAGATGACCTTGAAAAACGCAAAGAAGATATTCACAAATTTGATCCAAACGCTTGGGTGTACTTTGAACACGAAGATATTAGAGAGACATACATTCACAGTGCATCTCTTGTAACATCTATCTTTACTTTACAGTTTATGCCCAAGAGAGATAGACAAGGTGTAATTGAAAACATTTATACAGGACTAAATGAAGGTGGTGCATTTATATTCTCAGAAAAAACAATCTGTGAAAATGCAAACTTTCAAGATATGTTAACATTTAATTACTATGATTATAAAAGAAAGTCTTTTGATACAGAAGATATCATGGATAAAGAAAGAACATTGCGACATATGATGAAACCTAATACATGGGAAGAAATTACTGAAATGCTTTATGATGCAGGCTTCAAAGATGTTCAACCATTTTGGAGAAATCATGCATTTGTTGGTGCAATCGCAATAAAGTAAGGAATAAAAATATGGAAACGTATATTAGGAGATATGATAATGTAATCTCCACAGAGTTATGTGATAGCTTAATTAAAAAGTTTGAAGATAGTCCCAATCAGTATGAAAAACATCAACAAGGACAAATGTCCTTTACACAAATCAATTTATTAAAACATAAAGATTGGGTAGAAGACTCTACTGGTATTGCAAACGCACTTATGGATCAAGTTACACAGTACAGAAAAGACTGTAATATAATTGGTAATATGTGGCCTGAAAAATTCAGTCTTGAACCACTACGAATGAAAAGATATCTACCAGA